CAAGAAAAATACAAAGAAGAATATTCGATCAGCTGGTGGTGTATCTTGGAGTGAACCAAACCCTGCCTTTGCTCCAAAGTATCCATATAATAATGCGCTTGAAACTGAATCAGGACATGCATTAGAATTTGACGATACTCCAGGAAAAGAGCGTATACACTGGGCTCATAGAAATGGATCTTACATTGAAGTGGATACAAATGGAAATCGAGTTGAGCGTGTGCAAAAAGATCATTACACTATAGTGATGGGTTCTGATTATGTTTATATCGACGGCAAATGTTCAGTTACAGTCGGTGGAGATTGTAATTTAAAAGTTGGTGGAAATATGAACATCGAAGTTGCTGGAAACTATAATCTTTCAGTAACTGGTGATGTTCGAATCAAGAGCAAAAAGAACTTCACTGAATCTACTTCAGATATGAATATTAATGCTCTCGGTGTTGCAAATCTAACTGCGAATAAGAAACTCAGCCTCAAAGGTGAGACAGCAGCATTACAAGGTGACACTGTCGATATTCCAGCAGCACAAATCAATATGCAATCTGGATCAGCAACCTCTGCTTCTGGTGCTGGACTCACAGGCGGTGGATCTGCAGCATCAGCTGAAGATGCAGCGATTGCCGCAAATACAAATGCAGAATTAACATCATCAAATTCTGTGCCTAGTTTGGAAGAAGTCACGATTACTGCACAGAAAATTCCTACAGAAGGCTTGTCAATTGGTAAGGCTCTTGAGGGTATTACATCTACAGTCAGCAATGTGTTCAATAAACTTAATGATGCTGCAAATAGTCTCGGTCAAGATTTGATTGGCAAGTCTCCTCTGGGAGAATTGACACAAAAGGTCGCAAATTTTGAGGCAAGCATTAACGAGAAGAAGGGTGAAATTCTAGGATTTAAGGATAATCTTAAGAATGCACTTTACACCAAAATCGATGATATTGCTATAAAAGCATCGGCAAAGAATATTGATTTCAATGTTGATTCTCAATTGCAGGCTGATATTGATAAAACTCTCAAAACAGCTACAGCTGTCGTCACGACTATAGGTAAACGCATTTTCCCACAAACAGAAACTCTTGAAGAAGTGCAAATCACCGCAAAAAGAACTTCAAGTAATTCTTCTAGCGGATCTGCATAATGTCGATTTCTATAGCCATACCATGCGATGGGACACTACTGCCAACAAAAGCAGCATTGACTAATTTGTTTGTTCAAATCGCAAATCTTCCTTCTCAGTTGACGGTTGAAATAGAGAGAATCCGCAGAGAACTCGCGACAGAGATTCGCGAAGAAGTTCGACAAGAGCTCTTAAGAAGAATTGCTCCAATCGAAAATGCAATTCAAAATATAAAATCTATTCTCAAGACGTTAGAAGATGTTTTAGGAAACTTTCCAATTTCTTTATCTAAACCTGTGTATAAGGGTCTCAGCATTCCAGATAAAGAATGGGAAAGAAGAATCACTGCTCTTTGCCAAGAGTTTCATCTGTTCGTACAAGCGAAACTTCTTGAGATTATAAACGCTGTTCTTCCCGTCTCGTTTTCAATCCCTGTTCTTGGAATCTCAATCGATATCGTTCAACTGTTCTCGAGCCCTGGATATCGTGCACAGTTAAAGGCACAAATTGCAGCTGAAGTCGATTCTTTTTTCGGTCTTCTCCCAGATATCCATAAAATATATGATGGAATTCGATATGGAGTTAACTCAGCAGCAATTCGAGCTGAGGTTATTTTTTCGTATATCATGTCTAAACTTCAAAACGGTGCATACTCTCTTATACACGGTGCAATCGGTGGATTGATTAGCAAATTTAAGACTATATGGGATACACTCGGACTCCCTAGCCTTCCCGCTCTCTTGAGTTTAGATATCGGAGCAATCATACAGGCAAAGATTGCTTCCTTCGTCGAGGCTCTCAAGAACGCTCCCGCTAAATTGAAAAATGAGATTCGAAAACAAATTATAAGTGCTATCGAGAGCATCTCTGTTTTCGGATTTAGTCTCGCTTCGATTATCGGAGGAGAGATAAAAGACTTTGTCATTAGTCTCGAGGAAAAGATACATCGATATATCGAGGCTCTGCAAAACTTCGCAGAACAGTGGCCAATGTATCTCCTCAAGAAGTTTATGGCTAAAATTAATAAGTTTTTCAAGCTGATCGGATTGGGTGCGCTATTCCAGTGGTTTACTCTAGATTTTTGTAAGTTTCTTAAGATTGTTGGATTACCAACCTCGATCAGTCTAGATGTCTCAGTAAGTTTGAGTGGTGTGACTTCAACGGTAAATCTCGAATCAAACTATACTGACCCATATCCTGGAGTAACTGGAGAGCTCCCAGATCCAACATAAATAATACATAATTCCACGAGTTGAACGAATGAGCCTAATTACAAGAAGATATTCAGACTTTGACTTAGACTTTGATGCACATCCAGTTACAAAAGATGTGTCTAAGAAGTTAAACGAGAATGCAATTACTCAATCTGTTCGAAATTTATTACTCACCTCTCACTACGAGAGACCATTTAAGCCAGAGTTAGGATCGAATCTAAAGAAGTTTTTATTCGAACCGATTGATAACATTACAACGTCATTAATTCAAGATGCAATTTGGTATACACTAACAAATTATGAGCCTAGAATAGAAATTCAAGAGGTTGTTGCTTCTCCGAATTATGAAGAAAACAGATACGATATAACAATGTCGTTTTTTATAAAAAATACGATTGACCCAATTACCATATCCTTCTTCCTAGAAAGAGTACGCTAATGGCAAATTCTGATGCAAAACTCAAAGTTGCAGAACTTGACTTTGATAACATTAAAGATAATCTAAAACAATTTTTAAAATCTCAGTCAGAATTTAGTGACTATAATTTTGAGGGTTCGGGTATATCCGTTCTTCTAGATTTATTGTCATACAACACACATTACATGGGTTACTATTTAAATATGGTAGCCAATGAAATGTTTATCGATACAGCACTCACGCGCCAATCAGTCGTTTCGCACGCCAAACTTCTTGGATACACACCACGTTCTCGTGTTGCAGCTCGTGCTTCTATTGATTTAACAATTACTCCTGTTGCAAACGACGCGAATAGTGCCGTCTTAATTCCTCGTTTTACAAGATTTGCATCAGAAACCATCGATGGCTCTAATTATGTCTTTGTAACTACAACAACTCGAGTTGCAACGAAAAATACAACAACAGGAACATTCTCTGTTGAGAATCTGGAAATTAAAGAAGGTCAGCCAGTCGGATTTACATTTACATATGACGAGCAAACAAATCCAAAACAATATTTCGAACTTCCAGATACAAATATCGATACATCAACTTTACAAGTCTCAGTTCAGGTATCTGTTGAAAACGCAAACCAAGAGTCATATATTCTTTCTGAAGATGCGACAAACGTTGACAGCAATGCTCGAGTCTTTTATCTAGAAGAAAATAAAAATGGCAAGTATCAAATTTATTTTGGTGATGGAGTCATTGGTAGAAAATTGACGAATGGAAACATTGTTGTTGCTTCTTATATTGTGACAAATGGATTGTCTGCAAATGGATTGCGTGTATTTAAGCCATTAGATACCATTCTTCAAGGCAACACTTCAGTTGCAGTAACTTTAGTGAACGAATCTTCTTCTGGTGCTGCAGCAGAAACAATTGATAAGATTCGCTTTACAGCACCAAAGGCATATATTTCTCAAAACCGTGCAGTGACAAAGAATGATTACATTGCACTGATCAATAGAGACTATCCTTATTTTGATGCAGTAAATGTTTGGGGTGGAGAAGATAATACACCTCCAGTATATGGAAAGGTTTTCTTCTCAGCAAAACCACTTGGCGGATATGAAATTACTGCTACAGAAATCGAACATGTAAAGAAAAATATTCTCAAACCTTTCAGTGTACTAACTGTTACACCAGAATATGTTCCAGCGGATTATAACTATGTTAATGTGAAGGCTGAAGTTTGGTTTGACCCGACAAAAACAAATAGAACAACAGAAGAAGTAAATGCTGCAGTCATTTCTGCAATAAGAGGATTTGCAACAACAAATCTAAGTAACTTTAATTCTATTTTCAGAGTGTCTCAAATTTCTCGAGCAATTGATGACTCTGATAATTCTATCGTAAGTAATGACGTCTTTGTTTCTCTTGAAAAACGTTTCTTTGCAGATAGTACAAAAAGACTATCATATGCATTAAACTTTAATACTGAACTTGTCCAAGGAACTGTTGCTGATCATATTAAGGTATTCCCTTCATTTAAATATTATGATCAGACAGGTGTTCTTCGAGACTCTTATATTGAAGAAGTAGTTCAATCATATACTGGTGTTGAGAATGTTGAAGTTCTTGCACCTGGAAGTGGATACACCACAACTCCAGAAGTAATCATCGACGGTGATGGGCAGGGCGCAACTGCTGAAGCCGTGATTGTAAATGGACAAATTAAGAAAATTATAATGACAAATATGGGTGCAGACTATACTTCAGCAAGTGCAAGAGTTGTTGGAGGCGGTGGAGTTGGTGCACTATTAAATGTAAACCTTCAAGGAAGAACTGGACGTCTACGCATTTATTATTATGATGACATTTCTCCAGTAAAGAAAACAATTGAAGATAATATTGGTGTTATTGATTATAAATCGGGTGTTGTAACAATTAACAATTTTCAGCCTGTTTCTGTCTCAGATCCATTCGGTACATTGGTTGTATACGCAACACCATTGAAGAAAGTGTTCACTTCTATACAAAATCAAATCATAACAATGGATTTGTCAGATCCAGGAAGTGTGTCAACTATCATCAATCCAGTTGTAGGGTAAGTTATGGCTGTTTCAGAAAAAACAGTATCGGCTTTAGTTCAAACGCAACTGCCTGACTTTGTCAGAGCAGATCACCCAAAGTTTCAACGCTTTGTTGAACTATATTATCAGTGGTTAGAAAGTAACAACCCTGATGGAATTTCCAATACTGCAGGAAATACAATCTATCACGCGATGAATATTGATTCATATCGCGACATTGATAACACGCCATCTGAATTTATTCGTTATTTTAAACAAGAAATTTTACCACACTTTCCAGAAAGAACTGCTCTCAGTACTGAAAAGATCCTCAAAAGCGCAAGAGAATTCTATAGTAAAAAGGGTAGTGATGAGTCATTGCGTTGGTTATTCAAAGCACTCTTCAACGAAGATATTGAGATTCTTTATCCAAAAGAAGAGATCCTTATCGCCTCTGACGGTAAGTGGCTAAAGCCAAAAGCATTTCAGATTACCTCTAGCGATTCGAATAAGAGCGTAAATGTTCAACTTCTTAAAAAGAGAATCGTAACTGGAACAGAGTCTGGAGCAACTTGCGTTGTTGAAGCAGCAGATCGAACAATTGATAAAACAAATGGAAAAGAGATTATCGAAATCTATGTTTCCAACGTCAAGAGATATTATAATAATGGCGAAAGAATCAGCATCAAGTATGTTGATGAGCAGGGTGAAGAACGAGAATTCTTAGAAAGAATTGTTGGAACAATTTCGAATATTAAGATTGATTCTAACATTAAAACTGATCCAACACAGCGTCGACGTGGATTATACTACAACATCGGTGATCCAGTTGTGGTCACTGGCGGTCTTGGCATCACTGGAGACGCTAACGATGCAGTAGCCATTGTTGGTAATGTTACTCTTGGTTCTATTGAGTCAGTCACAACCAAATTTCCTGGCTATGGATATCGTCTTTATTCAAATACAGAAGTCATTGTATATCGTAATACTGGCGACGACCCTCGCGCCAATATGTTTACAGACTTGCAGGTTAGTGTATTAAATGAAACTGCTTGCACCGCAAATAGCGAAAAGAATTTCTTAGAATCGATCACATATGATCGATCTGTAATTGAGTTTAGTGCTGACACATTAATTAGTTCTGCTAATTATGCAGTATTTACACAAAATAATAGAAATGTTATTTTGAACGTAACAGAAACTGATAAAGACGATTACTATAATAATGCAGAACAAGTTTGGGCAAATGGAACAAATTTCTTAGATGCGCGTTTTTCTGGCAAAATTGCAACAAGAAACAACGCTATCTTTGGTGTTGGTGGACCAACAAATAATACTGGAGCATTGGTCATATATGATGTAAAACTTCAGGGTGTTGATACAATACAAACTGCATTAAATGGAGCAACACTACAAACAAAAAATACTGATAAAGTATTTACATTTAACTCAGTGGTAAACGCTCAAGTTCCAGCAAATCAAGACAGTCAATTAATTCAATGTTTTGAGTTTGTTACTGAGAACACTGGCGGTATTGCACTAATTTCTGTTATTAATGGTGGTGCAGGATTTAGACAAGCACCACCTCTTGGTATCCAATCGCATTATGATACACAGCTATCAGCTTTATATGACTATCAAGATGATGAAGATAGACCATTTAAGAAAACTCATTGGCAAACATTTAAAGATCTCGGTTTAATTGCTCATGTTCGAATTATTGATGGCGGTCGAGGATATGCCATTAATGACACAATTTCTTTTGCTGGAAGAGGATATGGTGGAGCAGCTAAAGTTAAGACTGTTGGTGCTGGTGGTCGTATCACTTCAATCGAAATAACAGATCGTGGTGAGGGTTATTATGCTCGCCCAGAAATTCATGTAACCAGAGCATCTCCAGTATACACAACTTTGACAGGCACAGTAAATATTGCAACAGGAAGTGCTGTTGTAATTGGAACAGGTACAGCGTTTGCAGGAAGTAGTGGTGCAAATAGTAGACATCTAATACGCATCAACAACGAAATTCGTCGAGTTGTAAGTGTTGTGAACAATACTTGCTTAATCGTTAACAGTGCATTTAAAACAACTGGTACTGCAAACACAATACAAAGACAAAATGGTTCAGAGTCTGTATTAATTGGATATCTATTTGGCGACGGTGTAGAAAATATTGTCAATACAACTGCGATTGGACGCATTAAAGATTTACGTTTAGTTTATCGCGGTTATGATTATGTGTCAACACCCAATGTCTCTCTAAAGATTTTAGACACGGTCATTAATCCTGTTCCAGAAGCAAATATTTTTTATGAGACAGAGTTTGCATATCAAGGAAATAGTATTCTTGATTCGACATTTAAAGCCAATGTAAAGTCGTACAATCCGACAACTGGCGTTTTAAGACTTTACAACTATTCGGGAACATTTAGCAATACGCAAGATTTGATTACAGCAAATGGAGTTTATTGTAATTCGAATCTTTCTATGAACGTTCCAGCTCCAGCTCAATATCCTTCTCAGGTAATTGCTGATGGATTACCAAACCCAATGCGTTATGGTAATGGTCTTGCAAAAGCTCGAGCATTCTTTGCAAATGGCTTGATTGAATTTAATGGATTCTATCTAAACACTGATGGATTTGCAAGTGCAGATAAAGTTCTGCAAGATGGTAAAATCTATCACAATTTTGCATATGTCGTTGAATCTGAGAAAAATCTTGTTGATTATGAAACAACGATTAAGAACATTGCTCACCCAGCTGGCATGTCACTTATTTCTAAAACTCTTTCTAGAAATGATATTGAAAGAGCAATTGAATATTCATCGAATGTGACATCCATATTGTCTAGAAATAGAACAGAGGGTGCTGCAGCTGCAACAGTAGTTGTAGCGAATTCTCGATCAAATGTGGTTACAGGAACATCAACCACATTCTTGCCAGACGCAAACGGGATTTCTCTTTATGCAAATACTCGAGTCAATGTCGGAGATCTACTCATTATTGATGATGATCCAGATGACATTGTTGTTCCAGAAGTTCTCCGCCTACCAATCAGTAAAGTTATTTCTAAAGTAAATAGTAATACTGAGTTAGAAGTATATGGCGACTTTGTCTATCGTGGTCAAGGATTAGTATCAAGTAACAATCAAGATC